ACAGTTTCTTCTGGAGCAGTTACAATTAAAGACCAAGGTGTTGCTTTAGCAGAAATCGCCAATCAAGCGGCGAATACTGTTCTTGTTAGAGATGCAAATAGTTCTGGTGTGGTATCAGCAAAAGCAGTTACAAATACACAACTATTAATAGGTGATGGAACAGGTTTTACTGCCGCCGCCCTTTCTGGTGATGTATCAATGACTAATGCTGGTGTCGTTACAATCGCCGCACAATCAGTAGAAAATTCTATGTTGGCAGATGATGCAGTTGGGGCAGATGAACTCGCCGCAAATGCAGTTGTTACAGCATCTATAGTTGATGCAAACGTAACTACAGATAAAATTGCCGACAGTAATATTACAGCAGGTAAATTAGCAAGTACGTCTGTAACATTAGCAAAAATTCAAAATGTCGCCGCAAACTCAATTCTTGGAAGAAACGCAAATAGTTCGGGTGCTTTGACAGAAGTAGCATTAGCAACAACAGAAATTTTAATAGGTGATGGAACAGGTTTTACTGCCGCCGCCTTATCTGGTGATGTAACAATGTCTAATGCTGGTGCAGTAACAATTGCAAATACCGCCGTTGAACATGCTATGATGGCAAATGATGCAGTTGACGGTGATATTATTGCTGACGATTCAATAAATAGTGAGCATTATGTTGATGGTAGTATCGACACTGCCCATATTGCAGATGCTCAAGTAACATTAGCAAAAATCGCCAACGCCGCCGCAAATACAGTTGTAGTAAGAGATGCGAACAGTTCTGGAGTATTAAGTGCTAAAGCAGTAACAAATACTCAGATATTAATTGGTGATGGTACTGGATTTACCGCCGCCGCCTTATCTGGTGATGTAACAATGACCAATGCTGGTGCAGTAACAATCGCCGCAAATGCTGTAGAAACCGCCATGATTGCAGATGACCAAGTTACAAATGCTAAGATGGCAGGTGATGCTATCACAGGTGCAGAATTGGCAGATGACGCAGTTAATAGTGAACATTACACAGATGGTAGTATTGATACCGCCCATATTGCTGACAGTCAAATTACTGAAGCAAAGATGGCAGATGATGCTATTAGTTCAGTAGAATTAAAAGGTTTAGTCACAATACAGATTTTAGCATCTGATGGTTCAACTGTGGTTAAAACTATATTCACTCCAGGTTCATAATCTCTCTTATAAATATAATAAAAAGAGAGTTAATATATGTCAAATCCTTCTAGTAAAGATGGTTTAAAACAATATGCATTAAGGGCGTTAGGTAAACCAGTTATAGAAATAAATGTTGATGACCATCAAGTTGACGATAGAATTGATGAAGCATTACAATATTTTGCACAATATCACTATGATGGTGTTAGAAGAACCTATCTCAAGTATGAATATACACAAGCAGATAAGAATAGAATTATAGGTACATCTAGTGAAACTAGAACCGAAGGTAGTTCAGCATCAACAACCTGGGAAGAAGATAATAGTTACTTGATGATACCTGAAAGTGTAATGTCAGTTATCAATATTTTTCCATTCTCAAATAAAGGTAATTTAAATCTTTTTGATGTTCGTTATCAAATGAGATTAAATGACTTATATGATTTTTCATCTACATCAATTGTAAATTATGATGTTGTTTTAAGACATTTAGATTTCTTAGACCATGTTTTAGTGGGCGAAAAACCTATGAGATTTAATCAACTTGACAATAGACTTTACATTGATATGGATTGGAAAAATGATTTACAAATAGGTGAATATTTAGTTATTGAATGCTATAGAAAATTAGACCCAAACGAATATACAGATATTTTCAATGACATTTATTTAAAAAGATATGTTACTGCACTAATTAAAAGACAATGGGGAATAAATCTTTCTAAATTTAATGGAGTTACTATGGTGGGTGGTGTTACATTAAACGGTGGTCAACTAATGCAAGAAGCACAACAAGACATAGAAAAACTAGAAATAGATATCAGAACAACATATGAAGAATTCCCACATATGATAATGGGGTAATTTATGGCAGTAAATCATTATTTTCAAGGTGGTCAAGGTATTGGAAACAATAGCGAAAAAACTCTCTATGAAAATTTAATTATTGAAGGTCTAAAAATTTATGGTTTTGATATTTTTTATCTCCCTAGAACTCTAGTAAATCAAGATTTAATATTAGGTGAAGATACACTATCTAAATTTGATGATAGTTATATGATAGAAATGTATATGGAAACCACAGAAGGTTTTGCAGGTGAGTCAGAATTAATTAATAAGTTTGGTTTAGAGATTAGAGAAGACACTACATTTACAGTTGCAAAAAGAAGATTTGATGATGCTGTCGATAGTTATCATACGTTAATAAAAGAAGGTCGTCCAAACGAAGGAGATATATTATATTTTCCTTTGATGAATTCATTTTTTGAAATACAATTTGTTCAAGACCAAGAACCATTTTTTCAATTAGGTCAACTACCAGTATATAAATTAAATTGCACAAGGTGGGAATATTCATCAGAAGAATTAAATACAGGTATAGATACTATTGATAGTGCAGAAACACAATACTCTACAAATCAATTAGATTTTCAAATACAATTAGAAGAAGGTACTTTAGATGATTCTACTCAAAGTTATTTGTTGTTAGAAAACGATAGTGCAGATGGAAATGTTCAATATTTTTTATCAGAAGAGTTTGCTGTTCAAACACAATCACCTTATGCAGATAATACGGACTTAGATAATGAAGCAGGTTTTGATACAGCAAGTGCTACAGACGACATATTGGATTTTACAGAACGTAACCCATTTGGAGAGGTAGACTTTTAATGTTAGGTAAATATTTTTATAATGAAGGTTTAAGAAAATGCACAATTGCATTTGGCGCCATATTTAATAATATACAAATTCAAAGAAAAAATTCTAGTGGAACTGTGGTGCAATCACTTTCAGTTCCTTTAGCATATGCTCCAAAAGAAAAATTTTTGGTTAGATTAAGTCAAAAACCAGATTTAAATGAAAGAGAATTTGCAATTACATTGCCTAGAATGAGTTTTGAAATTAAATCGTTACAATATGATGCAAGTAGAAAATTAACAAGAATAAATAAATATAAATCTGTAAAAGGAGGTATAGACGGTAAAGTTTTAAATTATAATTATACACCTGTACCTTACGATATATCATATGATTTAAATGTTTTTACTGCAAATGCTGAAGGTGGTTTACAAATTGTTGAGCAAATATTACCATTTTTTCAACCTGATTATACAGTAACAATAAATGTAGTCCCAGAGTTAAATATAAAAAGAGATGTACCTATAATTTTAAAAAATATAAATTTTGAAGATAGTTATGATGGTAATTTTACAACAAGAAGAGCAGTTGTATACTCACTTTCTTTTACTGCTAAAACATATCTATATGGACCAGCACAAACACAGAAAGTAATTAAAAAATCTCAATCAGATATGTATTCAAATGTTTCTACATCACCAAAAGCAAGAGAAGAAAGAATAATAGTTATACCAAATCCTGAAAGTGCAGATGCGGATGATGATTTTGGGTTCACAACAACCATAAGTAATTTTACAGATGGTAAATCTTATAATGCAAAGAGAGATGAAGATGTCTAAACTTGAAGATAATTTAAATGATATATTAGGTATTGAAGGCGAACCTATGAGTACAGAAGATTTTAAAGCACCAACAGTTAGAACAGAAGATAAAAAGAAAGATGATATTGATAATGATTATGTTAATAGTAGAGAAAATTATTATGAACTTATTGAAAAGGGTCAAAAAGCAATAGACGGTATTTTAGATATTGCAAAAGAAGGTCAACATCCTAGAGCATATGAAGTTGCTGGTCAATTAATTGGTCAAGTTGCAACTGTTACAGATAAATTACAAGACTTACAAAAAAAATTAAAAGAATTAAAAGAAGTTCCTAAAAATGCAGGTGCTAATATAAAGAATGCTTTATTTGTTGGTTCTACTGCTGAATTACAAAAGATGTTAAAAAATGAAAATAATGAAAGCGAAAAACAAGTTAAAGAAGTCAAAGATATTCAAGATAAGTGATTTAACTTATGTTAAACACGGACTTTTATTAGACGAACTGTTAGAAACCAAAGAATTACTAAATCCTATAGAGATAAAAATAGATACACACAGTAGTATTATGGGTGCTGGTGGAATATATTATGAAAGAAAAAATTTGGTTGTTTTTAAAGGAAGTAGAAGAGTGACCACAGCATTGAAATTAGGTTGTACATATATTGAAGGAGTTATAATTGACTGACGCATATTTAGGTAATCCAAACTTAAAAAAAGTAAATACAAAAGTAGAGTTTACCAAAGAACAAATTAAAGAATATCAAAAGTGTGCAAAAAACCCACTATATTTTATGGAGAAATACATACAGATAGTTTCTCTTGATGAGGGTTTGGTACCATTTAATATGTACCCATTTCAAAAGCATATTGTAAAAACTATACACGATAATCGTTTTACAATTTGTAAATTGCCTAGACAGTCTGGTAAATCAACAACGACTATTTCTTATCTACTGCATTTTGCATTGTTTAATCCAAATTCAAATTTGGCGATACTTGCTAACAAATCATCTACTGCAAGAGATATTTTAGGTCGTTTACAATTAGCATATGAAAATTTACCAAAATGGTTACAGCAAGGTGTTATAAACTGGAACAAAGGTAATATTGAATTAGAAAATAAATCTACAATAGTTGCCGCCGCAACTTCATCATCTGCTATTCGAGGTGGTTCATTTAACATCATATTCTTAGACGAGTTTGCATTCGTACCAGCAAATATCGCCGAGCAGTTTTTTAGTTCTGTTTATCCTACGATATCATCTGGTAAAAACACAAAGATGATAATAGTTTCTACACCCTACGGTATGAATATGTACTACAAGTTGTGGACTGATGCAATGAATAAACAAAATGATTATGTTCCAATTGAAGTGCATTGGTCAGAAGTTCCTGGTAGAGATGAAAAGTGGAAAGAAGAAACTATACGAAACACATCACCTGAACAATTTCAATCAGAATTTGAGTGTGAATTTTTAGGTTCAGTTGATACATTAATTGCACCTAGTAAAATAAAAACAACACCACATATACCAGCATTAACATCAAAAGGTGGTCTACAGATGTTTAAAAGACCCGAAAAAGACAAATCGTATGTATGCACTGTTGACGTTGCAAGAGGTACTACTAAAGATTATTCTGCGTTTATTATATTTGATGTTTCAGTTATACCTTACACAGTTGTAGCAACATATAAAAATAATGAAGTAAAACCTTTTGTATTTCCTAGTATTATAGAAAAAGCATGTAAAGGTTTTAATAATGCTGATATTTTAGTTGAAGTAAATGATTTAGGTCAGCAAATATCAGACACTATGCAATATGAACTAGAATATGAAAATATGTTAATGACTACACAAAGAGGTAGAGCAGGTCAAATTTTAGGTGCAGGTTTTAGTGGAAGAGGTACATCTATTGGTGTTCGTATGACGAAACAAATTAAAAAAATAGGTTGTTCAGCATTTAAAACTTTAATCGAATCTGATAAAGTTATTGTAAATGATTTTAATATAATAGAAGAAATGTCAACTTTTTCTCGTAGAGGTAATAGTTGGATGGCAGAAGATGGTTGTAATGACGATTTAGTTATGTGTTTAGTTATCTTTGGTTGGTTATCAAATCAAGAATATTTTAAAGAAATGACTGACTCAAATATTAGGGCACAAATATATGAAGAACAAGCACATTTGGTAGAACAGGATATGGCGCCATTTGGGTTCATAGATGATGGTCAACCTGAAGAAGAAAAACCCTTTACAGATGAATATGGTACTGTATGGAATCCAGTCGTTAGAAAAGGATTGTAGTATAAAACGTGCTATTTATAAATAGTATAAAATAAGTTTTGACTATGGGCGTATGAATAATACGAATCTTGATTAGAAAAAAATAGTAATTTAAAAGGAGAGAACTATGGCATTTCAAGTATCACCAGGTGTTCTCGTACAGGAATTAGATTTAACACGAGTTATTCCTGCTGTATCAACATCAATAGGTGGTTTTGCTGGAGAATTTAGGCAAGGTCCTGTTGAGGAGATTGTCACTATAACAAGTGAACAACAATTGGTTGAGCAGTTTGGAAAACCTGATGCAAGTAACTTTGAAGACTTTTTTAGTGCGGCGAATTTTTTATCGTACACTAATAATTGTAAAGTTGTAAGAGCAACAACATCAGGATTGTTAAACGCAACTGCTGACGGAACTGGTTTATTAATTAAAAACACTGACGACTATACTAACAACTATGCTTCAGGACAAGGAGCAGTAGGCACATTCGCCGCAAGAACAGGTGGTGCGTGGGGTAATAGTTTATTAGTATCAACTTGTCCAAGTGCAACTGCTTACGAGCAAGAAGGAGCAACAACATTAAATGATGCGTCTACATCAGTAGGTGATACAACTGTAGTAACAACAGCAGGTACAGTATTTAATGTAGGTGATATTATATCATTTTCAGATTCCGCCGCAACAAACGATTATACAGATGGTGATGAATATAGAATTACAGGTATCTCAACCCACACCTTAACAATCGTACAACATGAAAGAGGTTCAGGTGGAATAAAAAGAACTTTAACAGACGGATGTAACATAAGAAGAAGATGGAGATTTTACGACCAAGCAGGTATTAACGGTGCTCCTGGAACTTCACCTTATACTCTTGATAGAAGTGGTTCTAATGACGAAATTCATGTAGTTGTTCAAGACGAAGATGGAGGAGTAACTGGAGTACCTGGTTCTGTCATTGAAGTATTCAGTGCTTTATCTAAGGCGGCAGATGCTAAAACTCCACAAGGTTCAACTAATTTTTATCCAGATGTGATATATAATCAGTCCAGATACATTTATTGGATGGACCATAATAGTTCAGGTTCAAATTGGGGAAATAATGCAACAGGTACAACTTTTACTGCTGTGAATACACCAACTTTAGAAAGTCTATCTGCTGGTGCAAATGGTTCAACAAGAACTGTAGCAGAATTAAAAACTGCTTATGATTTATTTGATGATGCAGAAACAATAGACTTATCATTAATTATTGCTGGTGCAGGAGATTCTACACACATTGATAATCTAATTTCAATTGCTGAAAATAGAAGAGATTGTGTTGTATTTGCATCACCTGAAAGAGCAGATACAGTAAATGTAACAAATTCAAATACACAGATGTCAAATGTGAAAGCATTTTTTGATACAATTTCATCATCATCTTATGTTGTATTTGATAGTGGTTACAAATATACTTACGATAAGTATAACGACCAATTTAGATATGTACCTTTGAATGGTGATATTGCAGGTTTATGTGCAAGAACAGACTTAACTAACGATTCTTGGTTTTCACCTGCTGGATTAAATAGAGGTATTATTAAGGGTGCAGTTAAGATTTCTTTTAACCCTAACAAAGCACAAAGAGATGTATTATATCCTGCTAGAATAAATCCGGTAGTAACATTTCCTGGTCAAGGAACAGTTCTATTTGGTGACAAAACAGGTTTAACATCACCAAGTGCATTTGATAGAATTAATGTAAGAAGATTATTCATTACATTAGAGAAAGCGATATCTACAGCATCTAAATTCCAACTCTTTGAGTTCAATGATGAATTTACTAGGGCACAGTTCAGAAATCTAGTAGAACCATTTTTGAGAGAAGTTCAAGGTAGAAGAGGTATTACTGACTTTTTAGTGGTTTGTGACGAAACAAATAACTCGTCTGACGTTGTAGACAGAAATGAGTTTCAAGCAGAGATATTTGTAAAACCTAACAAGAGCATCAATTTCATAACATTAAAATTCATTGCAACAAGAACTGGCGTTGCTTTTGAAGAAATAGCAGGTTAGGAGTAAAAAATGGCAAATATTTCAGATTTTAAAGCAAAACTTTCTGGAGGCGGAGCAAGAAATAATCAATTTAAAGTTATCTGCCCTTTTCCAGGATTTACACAAGTCGGTGGAGAGATTGAAGAATTTTCTTTTCTATGTGATTCCGCCGCTTTACCGGGAATGAAAGTTGGTACAATTACTATACCATTTAGAGGTAGAGAAATTAAGATAGCAGGTGATAGACAATTCGACTCTTGGACAACTGGTGTTTTAAACGATACTAACTTTAAATTAAGAAATGCTTTCGAAAGATGGCAGAATGGTATTAATAATATGTCTGATGGAGAAGGATTAACAAATCCAGCAGATTACCAGGTTGATATATTCGTAGACCAACTTGATAGAAATGGTGCAACATTAAAGTCATACACTTTAAGAGGTTGTTATCCAGAGTCAATTGCAGATATAGAATTGACATATGGTCAAGCAACTGACATTGAAAGTTTTAATGTCGTATGGCAGTATCAATTCTTTGAGTCAAATACCACTACTTAAAAAACTAACTAAATAGTGATGTAGGAGAATAAATTATGGCAGAGTTATTTGGTTTTCAGATAAGTAGGTTAAAAAAGAAAGCAGACCCGAAACAAAGTTTTACAACCACCCAAGCAGATGACGGTACCCAAACCGTCAATGCTGGTGGTTACTTTGGTACCTTTCTTGATATGGATGCTACTGCTAAAACAGAAGCAGACTTAATTCGCAGATATAGAGAAATTTCAATTCACCCAGAATGTGATATGGCGATAGAAGATATTGTCAATGAAGCAATCGTGTCTAATGAAATGAAGGATCCGGTTAGAATTAATATTGACGGTCTTCCATTTGGTAAAGATGTGAGAAGAAAAATAGAAGAAGAATTTAGAGAAATATTACGATTAATGAATTTCAATGTTAAGGGACATGATATTTTTAGAAGGTGGTATGTGGATGGTAGAATTTTTTATCAAAAATTAATTGATAGAAAAGACCCAACAAAAGGTATCACAGAACTAAAATATATTGACCCGAGAAAAATTAAAAAAATCAGAGAAGTTAAAAAAATTAGACCTAAAGATAATGCTAACTTAACTGTAGTAGAAGAATATATTGAATATTTTCTGTTCAATGAAAAGGGTGTTCAACAATCGACTGCTGGTTCAGGTATTAAAATAGCACCTGACACTATTGCATTTTGTCCGTCAGGACTAGTAGACCAAAATAAACAGAATATGGTACTATCTTATATGCATAAAGCAATCAAACCCGTTAATCAATTAAGAATGATAGAAGATGCTGTTGTTATTTACAGAATAGCAAGGGCGCCTGAAAGAAGAATATTCAAAATTGATGTAGGTAATTTACCTAAACAAAAAGCAGAACAGTATTTAAGAGATGTGATGGCAAGATATAGAAACAAACTTGTCTATGATGCTTCAACAGGAGAAATTAGAGATGATACGAATTATATGTCAATGTTGGAAGATTTTTGGTTACCATCAAGAGAAGGTGGTAGAGGAACTGATATAACAACATTACCTGGTGGTCAAAATCTAGGTGAGATGACA